CTAGCGTCTCTACTAAGAGAATGGTTAAAGGAAAAGCAAAAAGAGAGACCAGCGCACTATACGGATGAGTATATAGTAATTTGGCGAGACGAGTTTATAGAAGATAAATGGGCGGAGCTGTACGAGCACACAGTGACACTTTGCCATAAACATCACTTGGAACTGCATAGATTGTATGGCAGAAATCCAGCCCTAGTAACTGCAAAGAAACAAATGCGCTGGGTAGAGATTCAAAGAGACAAACATGGCATGGTATGACAGACTAATTGGACGAAAGCCGGAAGTGGAAGAAAAATTAAATCCGGCACAACCGTACTATGACCATAAAGTAGAGCCTTCTCGAGAACGTGTAGTAAACTACGAGAGAGCATACGAAGACCTCGAAATTGTAAATCGAGGTGTGAATATGATTGTTGATGACACTTCAGAAATACCAATTTCTGTGGGTGGACAAGTACAAGGACTGTCTAGTGTTGTAAAAGGAATTAAGCGTTCGCGTGTAGACTTACTGCTAAATAAAGAGCCCAACCCTTTTCAGGACATTAGCACATTTCGACGTAATTTAGTTACTGATTACTTACTCGACGGAAACATTTTTATTTACTTTGATGGTGTACATCTTTATCATTTGCCAGCAAATAAAGTTACCATTCATGCAGATGAGACAAAGTATATTGAAAAGTTTACGTTTAACGAAATAATTAATTATAAACCAAGTGAGATTATTCATATAAAAGACAACTCATTCTATTCTATTTATCGAGGCGTTTCACGTCTAAAGCCTGCACTACGTACAATGATACTTATGAGAAGTATGCGGGACTTTCAAGATAATTTTTTTAAAAACGGCGCTGTTCCAGGGCTCGTGCTAAAATCCCCGAACACACTATCTGAAAAAATTAAAGAAAGAATGATACAGTCTTGGTCAGCTCGATACAAGCCAGATGCTGGCGGCCGACGACCTCTTATACTTGATGGCGGTATTGAAGTAGATTCTATATCGAATGTAAACTTTAAAGAATTAGACTTTCAAAGTGCAATTGCAGAAAATGAAAAAATTGTACTGAAAGCCTTAGGAGTTCCTCCTATTATGTTGGACTCTGGAAATAATGCGAATTTACGTCCAAATATGAGGATGTATTACCTTGAGACAATTCTTCCAATTGTTCGAAAAATGAACTTTGCACTTGAAAGGTATTTTGGGTTCGCATTATCGGAAGATATTACTGATATTCCAGCTCTACAGCCAGAGCTACGAGATCAATCACAGTACTACTCTGCATTAGTTAATACGGGAATTATTTCCCCTAACGAAGCTCGAGCAGCTCTTGGATTTGAATCAGTAGAAGGATATGATGATTTGCGAGTACCTGCTAACATTGCAGGCAGTGCCGCAAACCCAGACGAAGGCGGTAGGCCTGTCGAAGAAGGAGAAGAGTAAATGGCAGTACGTCAAAAACAAAAAGTTTTAGATATTGCTTACACACATTTTAAGGATCATAAGCTACCTTTAGATGTTGATTATAAAACCTACATGGCTAAAGTAGGCTCTGCAGAAGCGCTTCATGCAATTTCTGTAAAAAGAAGTTTTAAAGCATGGAAGTATTTACTACATGCCTTAAAATTGAAGCACCCTGACTTAATGGAAGCTCCAAAGCCAACCCCCGCTCCGAAGCCAAAAGCTGCTCCGAGCAAGCCTGCCAAAGCAGAAGAAAAGAGTGAAGACTAATGGAAAAAATCTTTAACCTCACTTCTACCTTTAAAGCGTTGGACGAAGACGATGGCGGTGTTCACATTTGTGGAATGGCGAGCACAGCAGACTTCGACCGTGCTGGAGATACTATTTCAGCAGAAGCATGGACTAAGGGTGGTCTAAGCAATTTTGAAAAGAATCCTATTATTCTTTTTAACCACGACTATAACAAGCCTATTGGACGCGCTACAGGACTTAAAGTCACTGAAAACGGTCTTGAACTAAAGGCTAAAATTTCTAAATCTGCGCCCGATCATGTGGCTCAGCTTGTAAAAGAAGGCATTCTTGGAGCTTTTTCTGTTGGTTTCCGAGTCAAGGATGCTGATTACCTAACGGAAACCGACGGATTAAAGATTAAGGACGCTGAATTGTTCGAAGTATCGGTAGTATCGGTACCTTGTAATCAAGCAGCCACTTTCTCTCTGGCGAAATCATTTGATTCTATTGAAGAATATAATGAGTTCAAGAAAACTTTCAAAAATAGTGTAGATCTAGCCGGTCAGTCTCTGGCTAAGGATGAAGATTCATTTGAAGCTAGTGATGCACCGGATGGAACTGAAAAGTCAGTTCAAAAGGAGATGACAATGTCGGAAGTAAACACTCCCGAAATCGACCTTGAGGCTTTTGCTAAGAAGGTAGCGGATGAGACTGCTGCTAAGATTGCAATTCGTCAAGCCGAAGAAAAAGCAGCCGCTGAAGCAGAAGCTAAAGCAGCACAAGAAGCAGCCGAAGCTGAAGCCGCAAAGCAGGCAGAAGTTGAGACTGTAATTAAAACTGGTATTGAGTCAGGCGCTGAGCGTCTTTTGGCTGATGTCGAAGCAAAGCTTTCTGAGAAAGATGCTAAGATTGAAGAAGTTATTGCTCAATACAAAGCGGATCTCGAAGAGAAGAATGCAGAAATCACTGCTATGCGTGAGTCTAAGCGTGTATTCTCAGACCGTAATGGTTCTGGTGACCTTTCAAAGTGGGGCAAGGACTTTATGTACGGGCACCTTCTTGGCGTCATGACTGGAAAAGGTTGGGAAACTTCCTATTCTAAGAACTTGATGGAAAAGGCAGGTATCAACTATACAGCTAATGCTGGTGATATTGCTCAAGAAGTTTCTACTCAAATCGAGAAAGAAATCATGCTAGAGCTTAAGCTTGCTCAAGCGTTCCGTGAGATCACAATTAACTCGCAGACTCAAGTACTGCCAATCCAGACAGATGCTGGTCCTGCAGCTTGGGGCTCAAACACTGATACAGCAGGTAACTTGGAAAACCGTCCACAAGTTACTAACGTTCAGTACAATGCTAAGCAAGTAATCCTGAAAGCAACTCGATTGATCTCGACTACTTTCATGGACAACAACATTGACGAAGAAGTTCTTGTTAACTTGATGCCAATGCTTGTTGAGTCAGTTGCACGTGCACACGCTCGCGCAGTAGACGATGCAGTACTTAACGGTACTTCAGGCGGTTCACAAGCATTTGATGGCTTGGAAGCTCTCGCAGGCAGCAACTCGTTTACAACTTCTGTAGCAGCAGCCGGTACTGGTGTTGTTGACGCAGCAGACTTCCTTTCAGCTCGTAAGTTGATGGGTAAGTATGGCATGATGCCTGAAGATCTGATCTATGTTGTATCGCAGAAGCGTTACTACGATTTGATCGCTGATGCTGGCTTCGCGGACATTACTGACGTAGGTTCAGATGTTGCGACCAAGATTACAGGTTCTGTAGGTTCAATTTTTGGAACTCCAGTAGTTGTATCTGACCAGCTCGAAGCAGAAGGCGCAAGCGCTACTGTAGGTTACGCAGTTAACGTTCGTAACCACGTAATCCCACGTCTCCGCGGTGTATCCGTAGAGCAGGACTACGAAGTACTTAATCAGCGTCGAGTAATCGTTGCTAGCCAGTCTCTTGGCTTCAACCAGCTCGTTGCTAATAACGGTACTACTGACGTATCTGTTGTTAAGTTGATCCAAGCGGCATCTTAATAGCTAGTTACATAAACTGGGGAGGGTTTCCTCCCCAAGTTTTTACTAATTGATTTATTATGGCAGACTTAATTACTCTTGCAGAATATAAAGAAGCAGAAGGGATTGCAAGTCCTAAAGAAGACTTGCGTCTTGCTTCATTAATTCCTTCCGTGAGTCAATTAGTAAAAACTTATTGTGCAAATAGCCTTATTGACTATTACTCAACAAATAAAATAGAAACTTTCAATATTGATTGGGATACTCACCTAATACAGCTTACTGAGAGCCCTGTAAATACAATTGTTTCTGTAGAAAAAAGAGATTCCGTTACAGAAAGTTATACGACCGTGGCAACTACAGAATATTATCTTGACACCTCGACGGATAGTATACTCTATGTAACGGGATCTACCTATAAAAACTGGCCTCGTGGAGCGGGTGCAGTAAAAGTTACTTATACTGCAGGCTACGCTGCTTGCCCGGTGGATTTAAAACTTGCGGTATTTGATTTAGTAACTTATTATTTAAAGGATGAGCACAAAGAACGAAGAACTCTTGGAGGAGCAAGTATTCAAAATCAAGGCTCAACAAGTCTTCGCGATAGTGTAGCTTTCCCAGATCATATCAAGCGTGTTCTTGATTTGTATAAAAATTTCTAATGGCTAAGTCCTTTATTGATGATTTAATTGCTCAGGCCGCAAAAAACGCACGGGCTAAAGGGGATTTTCAGCAATTTTTAAGAAGTAGAATTGATTCACAAGGGTTGCATTTAATAGAAATAACTGAAGATGATATTTACAAAATTTTAGTATTTAACTACGTAGCTATAAGAAAATCTAAAGCAGTAGCCAGAGAGCAAAAAAGGCTCGGAGCAGACTCCAAGAAAAGCACAGCAGCTGAAAATGTTGTAAATGCCGGAAATAAAAGTGCAGTAAAACTTAGAGCAGAAGCTAAAACTTTAGCTACTAAAATATACGAGGATTTTGTAACGACCTATAACTCAAAAGTTAAAGAAAAAGCATACAAAGCAGTTAAAAGATCTCAAAAAATTCGTATACTACAGCCACGAAATCAGGCGGACAAAGCAAAAAAAACTATAATAGAACTTTTAGAAGGAAAAAGTAAAAACACACTTTTTAATTTTATTTTTGCAGATACTAATAAAGGAAAGAAAAATAGAGAAGCTTTTAGTAGAAGAACTCAATTTTTACACGAAGGTAGAACTGTAGGAACTGAGTTAATAAATGATCTTGCAAAAATAAAACTGACCGGAAATGACAAAGCAAAACAAGCTGCTTTCCAAGTTTTATTAAATGTTGCTAAAAAAATTGAATTTAATTGGGATTTAGATGACGGTCTCGACGCTAGAAAAATTTCTGTAAAAGGAAGCATTGGTCAAGTATTTGATAATGAGCCTGGAGCAGATAGCAACGATTGGTCAGCTATTCGTAAAAAATTAGAAGAGTTAATAGCAAAAGATTTAAGTACTCGGGGATTGCAGTTTGCTTCTGGGGAAAGTAGTCAGCCTTTTGATGAAAGACTAGTAAAAAATCTTGCTAATAAAGAGTTAATAGAGCCTTTAATAAAAAAAGGAGCTAAAGGAACTAAGTTTAAAACAGATCGTGTAAAAAATAAAAAATCAAAACTTAAAAAAGAAAAAGCATCAAAAGTTAGTCCAGGCAGTTTAGTAGTAGGAGGACGAAAAAAACTTTCTTCAAAAACTGCACAAGTAGAAAAAAGGCCTTCTGGGTTAGATTTATTACAATTAGTAGGATTATTGAATCAAAAACTACCAGATGCTATAGTAAATAATATGGGAAGTCCTGCGCTTAACTATCAAACAGGAAGATTCGCTAATTCTGTAAGAGTAACAGATATTACTAAAACTCCAAGAGGATTTCCTAGCATAGGGTATACGTATCAGACTTCTCCCTATCAAACTTTTGAACCTGGGTATGCTCAAGGAAGTGCAGAAAGAGACCCTAGAAGACTAATTGATCGGTCAATTAGAGAAGTTGCAATAGAGTTTGCCTTAGGGCGTTTTTATACTAGGAGAGTGTAAATGACTAACAACAGAAATTACACTTCAAGACGCTCTAATATACTTAATGCTCTTGCAACAAAGTTAAAAGATATTGATGGTTCTGGAGCTTTCTTAACAGATGTAGCAAATAACGTTGAAACACGATTAAAGTTTTGGGACGAAGTACAAGACTTTCCTGCAATACACTTAAATGCAGGCCCTGAAACACGAGATTACCAGGCCGGAGGTTATAAAGACCGGTTTTTAAGTATTACAATTCGTTGTTATGTATCAGATGATACAGATGCAACAGAAGCATTAAATCTTTTAATGGAAGACATAGAAACGGTTGTTGAAGATAATTCAA